TGACGATGTAGTAACAACAAATCTCCTGAATAATTTAACTAATAACGTACATATCAATGCAGTACATTCATCTAGCATAACACATGAAGTATTCCTTGATATGGATATTGAAGATCCTCATAAGTACAGGAATTTAATCTCATTATTAATTAATGCACCAGCAACTGATCGTATACATTTATACATCAATAGTAATGGTGGAAATTTAGATACAGCCATAGCAATCATTAATGCTATGATGGTTTGTCAAGCAGAAATAACAGGATTTATAATGGGTGCATGCCATAGTGCTGCTTCTATTATATCGATGTATTGTCATAATATACATGTATTTGAAACTGCATATATGATGATACACACAGCATCTTTCGGTAACTTTGGTAATACATCTACAGTTAAGACTCAAACAGACTTTACTGTACAGCAAGTAGAGAAGTTATTAGATGATGCTTATAAGGGTTTCTTAGATAAGAAAGAATTAACTGAAGTCAAACAAGGTTTAGAACTTTGGTATGATTCAGAAGAAATTCGTAAGAGACTTAAGAAAAGGGTAGCAATTTTAGAAGTTGAAGAAAAGAAAGCTGCTAAAAAATTAAAATAAAGGTAGAAATATTATGAGTGAATTGAGTGTTAAAACCGTACAAAATGGATTTATTGTAACTGATGTCGATCTTGGTGAAGAGTATATCTTTACTAAAGAGTTTCAAGTGATTAGATTTTTAAAAGAAAGATTTAATGCTGTGAAAGGATCTGCTAATGACTAATATGTTAGCTGACCTCTACCGCAGAAAAGAAGTTAAGAAATTAGAAGTTGTTAAAGAAGGTTTAGAACTTCGTAAAGCAGAACTCGATAATTTCTTTGAAGAATACTTAGAGTTATTTGATGAAAAAATGAGTGCTATTGAAGATCAATCTCATCCTATATGGAAAGCATATAAGGTAAGATATAAAGAGTGGCAAAAACTTAATAGCGACTTAAAACTTGCTAATTATTATATGGGATTAATTTAATGCAAGGTAAAATGTTTAAGAATACTCAAGAGTTTGCTATCTATATTGACAGTATTGTATCAGAAAAAGGCTTAACTCACATGGAAGCCGTATTACAATATTGCGAAGAAAACTTTATTGATCCTGAAGATATAAGTTCTATGGTTAATAAAGCACTAAAGCAAAAGATTGCTGTCAATATGATGGATGAGAATATGTTACCAAAGAGGGCCCGACTTGATATATGACAGGGTTTAAAGCTTTTAGGTATTATATAGCATTAAAATTACACTTTACAAAAGAAAAGTTTAACGTATTCGAAAACAAAGGTCATATTAAAGGATCTTACGCAGCATTTGATGCACGAAATGATAAATACTTATTTGAGAAGCTTGCAAGAAAGTTTCCAAAAGACCAAGATATCATACAGTTCATTGTAGCTAATCTTTCTATCGGTAATGATAATATCATATATGGTATGGAAGAAGCCGAAGAGAATTACATACAATGGATAAAAAGAAAGCAAAGTATTACACATACCTTTCTAAATGATATAAATACAATACAATTAGAATCTGAGAAGAATAATTATAATTTAGATCAGATAATTAATTGTACATTAAATCAGTTTCCATATATAATAAAACTATATCTTGGAAAATTGATATGTATGGAATCAATTGTTATATTAAATGATTTCATACCAATGATAGCAAAATGGAAACAGGAGCCATCATTGATTTTACTAGAGAATGATATATTACGTATTGAAAAGCTCAAAGGCTTTGTCAAATACAATCGTGATAAGATTGAGAAACAAGTTAATGAATTTCTTACGACAATATATTAACATTAATACTACGCAAATACTAAGGAAATACTATGGATATTAATACGTTACGACAATCCCGCAACCAAGATTTCAGTCAGATCTCATCTGCATTTGAATCTATCGCAAACCCAGGTCAGCAATCCAAAAACAATTATGAAGATGATCGTATTTGGAAACCAACACCTGACAAAGCAGGTAACGCTACTGCGACAATCCGCTTCTTACCAAAACACCCTGATGACGAATTACCTTGGGTAAAAGTATTCTCACACGGTTTCCAAGGCCCTGGTGGTCGTTGGTACATCGAGAACTCTTTAACTACTCTAGGTGAAAGTGATCCGGTTGGTGAATTGAATTCTAAGTTATGGAATTCTGGTGTAGAAGCCAATAAAGAAATTGCAAGAAAACAAAAACGTAGATTACATTTCTACTCTAATATTCTTGTTATTGCTGATCCTGCAAACCCAGAAAATGAAGGTAAAGTAATGTTATTTAGATATGGTAAACGTATCTTTGATAAGATTATGGATAAAGCTAAACCTACATTTGAAGATGAGAAACCTGTGAATGTGTTTGATTTATGGGAAGGCGCTAACTTTAAACTTAGAATGAAAAAAGTTGAAGGTTATCCTAACTATGATTCATCATCTTTCTCTGATCCAGCACCTGTTGCACCATCAGATGAAGCAATCTTAGAAATTGTTAATAAACAATATAGATTAGCAGAATTTCTAGATCGTAAGAACTTCAAATCTTATGAAGAACTAAAAACTAAACTTGATCAAGTACTTAGTGGTGAAGGTGGCGTAGCTACTTCTGCTTCTGATCTTGTACAAGAAGATATACCATCACAACCAGCTCCAGAATATAGAGCAACACCTGCTCCTGAACCTGTAGCTTCGGCAGCACCTGAACCCTCACTCAGTTCAGATGATGACGATGATGTAATGAGTTATTTTCAAAAGATAGCGGATCAAGACTAAGAAAAAGGGGCTTCGGCCCCTTTCTTATATGTACTTCTGTCTGTAATATGAATTCAGTGAACTATCAGGATTTTTAGGAGGTGGTTTAACTAAATTATTATTTGTTGAATTATTAGATGTAATTTGCGGTGCATTTACAAATGCATTCCCGCCTTTATTTCCTGAACCTTTATTTTTTGCAAAATCTGCGTCAGCTGATGCATTATCAATAGAATCTGCTGAACCAGATTTCTTTTTTAGATTATTTGCTGCAAGCTTTTCAAGTTGTTGCTGTTTCATTGCTTGATGTTTTTCTCTAGCAGCTTTTCCTCTAGTGACAATTACTTTTTCTTCAGTTTCAGCTTTTGGTTTAGTAGTCATTCCATCTGAATCTGGAAATAAGAAATTTTCCATTGATTCTTTAGCATTTTCTTGTTGCTTTCTTTCATCATATCTTCTTTGATTATTTGCTGCAAGTTTATCAAGTTGCTGTTGTTTCATTGCTTGATGTTTTTCTCTAGCTGATTTTCCTGTAGTAACAATTACTTTTTCTTCAGGTTCAGCTTTTGATTCAGCGGTCTTTCCACTAGCTTTTTTATTTAATCTTTCAAATTTTCGTTGAGCTGAATCAGATCTCCATACTTTTCCGCCTTCGCCATCATCGTGCCAACCGCCCGCCCCGCCTGCAGCTCCACCTGAATATGATTTTGAAGTTTTTGTTACTTTAACTTCTTTTTCTTCCATTTCTTTTGGTTCATCACTTTTCCAGAATGTGAGAGCATCTTTAACAGATTTAAATTTATCTTTTACCCATTCTAAAGCTTTAGTAAAATATTCACCAATATTTAATATGCCATCAATTAATCCACTAAACATTTCTTCGAAGCTAAATGAATCTAATAACGCTGAGAATTGTTCAAATCCAAGCTTTTCTGCAATCCAAGATGCAATATCTTTAAGTATATCTAATGGCTTCATAACTATACCATTAACTACACCTTCAAAGAATCCTAATACAGCACCAATAATTCCGTCTGTTTTATACCTTTCAAATGCTTTAAATAATCCTTCAACTAAACCTATTATAATTGTAATTGGGTAAAATAATCTTCCGGCTAAAGCAGCAAACTTACCAAATATTCCTATAAAAGATGAAAATCCACCGGTAATAGATTTAAAGAATGAAAAAACTTTGCCAACCATACCAAACATTTTTCCTAGGAAACTACCAATGTATTTTGCAACATTCATTATTGCGCCAAAGAAAGCTTTAACTTTTGTGACTAACCACTTAACAGCTTTGAATCCTTTAGATTCAGTAAATACCTTTCCTATTTTTGTAGCAAAATTTACTACTGAACTTGTTATTTTTGTTATAGCTTTAGTTACAGCGCCATTAAACAATTTAAAATCTAAAGCTTTAAGTATAGCTTTAAGACCCTGGCCAAATACTGCTACATATTTTTTAAGATATCCATATAATAAACCTAGAGCTATAGCAATGCCGGTAAATCCAACTCCAAGTTTACCTTCTTTTGAATCACCTTTGTCTGTTGAAGATTCAGATAACGTTTTTAAATAATCAGCAATTCTTGAAAATAAAGATTTTTGTTCACGAGCTTCTTCAGCTCCCATACCGTCTTTAGATTTTTCTCCAGAAAGAGTTTTATTTAATGTAACAATGTTTTTATTTAAAACAAGTACATTATCACTAAGCGCCTTAACACTTAATTGTAATCCTTCGGATAATTCTGATTTAATTATAGCCATTATGCTTTACTCTCGTATTTTTGTTTTTCTTCTTCTAAGTGTTGAATTAACAACCCTATGTAAATTTCTCTCTCAAAAGGCATCATATTTTCTAATTCAGTTAAACTATATTTATGATGCTGCATTAATGCAAAGTTCATTTTATAATGGTTAAATAAACTTTCATGAGAGAGATTAATTAAAAAAAACTTTGCAATCCTTCAATAACTTTTTTGTGTTTTAATGCACAAACTGGGCAATCATATTCTACTTCTTTTGATAACTTTGGCATTGTTTCAAAAAAGCTTTGTATTTTACTAAATTGTTCTGATGAAAGATTATTTAAAAATTCAATCATTTCATCACGTGTTTGTTCTTTTGCATGAAATATTTCATTACTATTATAAATTTGATCAATACAGCCAATCACTAAATCAAACATTTGATTAATATCTGTTTCATCAATTTTAGTCAATTCACCAATAGTATCAAAAGATGGATATTTCATCATTACACCTACGTCATCAAATAGTGGAATTTTCTTTTGATGACTTTCAGGTATATTTACTTCTAAATTTGTTATATCAATACTAACTTTTGCTAATGCTTTTTCATCATCACATTTATCACATTTTAATAACAATTCAATATTTTCACCAACTGATTTAGCTCTAATTTGAGTAAAGATATATTCAAAATCAAATGTTGCTAATGATTCAACGTCAATATCAGTTACACAATTTTTAATAACATTTTTTAGCGTATCAATCATTGATTTGGGATCTTCTGATTGCTGAGCTAACAATAAATCCTTTTCATCTTTAATTAAAAACGGTCTAAATTTTACTTCTTTTCCAGTTGATGGCACAATTAAAGAATACGTTATCGTATTCTGCTTAGGTAAAGCCATTACTAATCTCCTTTATTATCTAAATCATTAAGTAGTTTATTCAACTCACTTGTACTGCCTACAAAGATAGCATTATTATTAGTTACGCCATTTGGTTTATTTTCAGAACCTTTAGGACTATCTAATTTTTGCTTTCTTTCATGTAAATTAAGCAACTGTTCATTCACATCAGCTAGCTGCTTAATTAAGTTACCAACAACCTCAAACGCTCTAGGGTGTTCAGATTGTTTAGCAATCTCTAATGCATTCATTAATGCATCTTGACCTTGAACTAATAAGCCGTGAAGATTATCACGAGACCTATCATAATCAAAGTTAATATTCTCTTCCATCTTTTTAGACTTAGGTGGTAACACCGTTCCGTCTTTCTTTATAATTTCTGTCTTATCCATTGGTTCTGTATCGAACACTTTAGATAAGTTTTCATCAGTACTCATAATATGCCTTTATTAAAATCTGTAAGCTGCTCCAGCTAAATTTAATCCACCTAAATTAGGAGTAGTTTGATTATATTCTTTTTGAAATCCATTAAAATCATTAAAATACCCTGTTTTAGTATCTCCAAATAAACTATCAAAGATTTTTTCAAAGAATCCTCTATTATCTGGGTGTGACACAGAAGCATATGCATCTGTTGCAGTCCAATATTTATATTGTAATGTTACATTTAATTTCATGACTTCACGAGATTCATTTGACATTTGAACTGAACCTAGATCTTTTAAATACGCTTCATGCAATGTTATTTGATATCTTTGGTTATCATAGACATCAAGAATCGTAATATCAATTTTAGTTGTATAGTCTCTATAGTATCCATGGTTTCTTGACACTGGGTTTTGTATGACAGATTGCCATTCATCAAATAACTTTTTAACTTCCATTTTATTATCAACATAGAATGATAAGTTTGCCGGAGCAAAAATCTTTTCGTATGGCATTTCTCTTATTTCACCGTATGTTCTTGCTGGTGTTGTTGATATTGTAACTCCGGGTATATTAACAGAATCACAAAGAAGTAAAATTTTTCTCATATTAACCGATGGTCTCATACCGGTAGGCATATTCATTTCTATTATATACCTATTGGTTCTCATTAATCCTTCAGATTTAACTTGAGCTATAAAGTCATTTAACTTTGCCATATTAACCTCTTAGTGAGTCTTGCCAGACTTTTTGTTTATTTGATCCAACAAACTGTTCAACCGGTAGTAACATTGCTGTTGCCCAATCATTTGCAGGAATTAATTTTAATTGTGTTTTTACATGACCAGCAAGATATTTTTTAACACAAGGTTGTGCTAGTTTATATCGTGAAACTCCGTCAATAAGACTCCAAGAATACTTTAATTTTGTTGTTTCATCCAT